GTATGATCCAGTTGTTTCGTGCATATGTTGAAGAGAACCGTGACATATGGAATGACAAAACAAAAGGAGAGATATACTCTACAGCGACTGACATGGTAGAGTTAGAAGATAAGTTTGTAGACCTTGCTTTTAAGATGGGTAAGGTTGAGGGGCTAAGAGATTATGAAGTAAAGGAATACATTAGGTACATTGCAGATCGTCGTCTTATCTCTATGGGTCTAAAAGGAATTTACAAAGTAAAAAATAATCCCCTACCTTGGGTAGAGACTATGATCAATGCACCTACACATACTAACTTCTTTGAGAATAGAGCTACTGATTACGCTAAGGGTGCTTTACAAGGTAATTGGTCAGATGTTTGGAAAAAAAGTGCATAAAATAATAGGGAGAGTATCGTGGCAAGAGATTATAAAAGAGAAAATAAAGTTACTAAAAGTAAACCTAAGAATATAGCTAAACGTGTCGCAAGAAACAAAGCGCGTAGAAAAGCTATACGAGAGGGTCGTGTACGGGTAGGTGATGGTAAAGAACTTGATCACATTAAGCCTATCAGTAAGGGCGGTTCTAATAAGAAATCTAATATTAGAATTACCACCAAGAGCCAGAATAGTTCCTTTGATCGTAATCCTGATAAGTCAGTAAAGAAAAACAGACTTAACAAAAAGAAGCAACCAACAAGAAAGAAGAATGCTTAATTTACTTCCATATAGAATTTATGAACATCAACTTCCAGAAGAATTATGTAAAGGTATAGTTGGTATAACTGAGACAGACTTTTCAAAAGCAGATGTTTATAAAGAAGGTAAAAATGTAGAAGATTCTTCATATCGTTCTAATAAAATTAAATGGTTTAATAATTCAGAAATTATTGAAATACTTAGTTTATACGCTGAGAAAGCTAATGTAGAAGCTGGTTGGTTTTTTGACATAGACAGTCACGAGATACCTCAAGTATCTTCTTATGAACCTGAAGAGTTCTATGATTGGCATGTAGACATGGGAGTAGAGAAACCTACAGACGATTCTTTTAGAAAGATCACTGTAGCTGTTAATTTAAATAAAGATTATGAGGGTGGTGAGTTTCAGATTGAGAAATGGTGCGCTCCTCATGTTCGTAAAAGACACAGAACAATTCTTAAAGCTAAAGGAGTAGGGACAGTTCTTGTCTTCCCTTCTTTCCTACATCACAGAGTAAAACCTGTGATTAAAGGTAATAGGTACTCCTTAGTCTGCTGGTTTAGAGGACCACAGTTTAGATAAAAAAGTTGTTGACTTCTATAAGAAGAGTATTTATAATATAGGAAATAATAATAATAAGAGTATTTCCTTTAAATGCCCATCAATAAATTACCAACAATTTATATTGGTTATGATCCTCGTGAGTATGACTATGTAAAAGTTCTTGATAAATCTATTAGGTTAAATACTACTCATACCTATAACATTGTTCCTATCGTACAAAAAGAAGTAAGACGGGCTGGCTTATATTGGCGTAGTCCTGAAATAGACCTACATGGTAATCGTGTAGATGTGTTTGATGGTAAGCCTTTCTCCACAGAATTTAGTTTCACTAGGTTCTTAGTTCCCTTTTTAAATCAGATGTCAGGTCTAGCACTCTTTATGGATGCTGATATGTTTGTACGTTCTGATATTACAGAAATCTTTGATGTCTACGGAACAGACAAAGATAAAGCTATTAGCTGCGTACAACATACTCATGCTCCTACAGAAAAAACTAAGATGGATGGTCAGGTCCAAACTATTTACCATAGAAAAAATTGGTCTTCTTTTGTCCTGTGGAACTGTGATCATCCTTGGGTTAAAGAACTTACTATATCTGATGTAAATACAAAGTCGGGAAGTTGGCTACATGCTTTTGAATGGATGGACATTTATCCTATAGGTAATATTCCCTTAGAGTGGAACTGGCTTGATGGAGATTCAGACGAAGAGATCAATCCTAAAAATGTACACTTTACAACTGGCGGTCCTGTCTATCCTGATTGGAAACCTAAAAGAGATATAGATGCTGAGTATGCTAAAGAGTGGACAAATTTTTATCGTTTTATGATAAGTAATTAAAGTAAAAGATAGGAGATTAGCTATGTATATTGATCCAGATATAAAAAAATATCTAAGATACGATGCTGAGACAGGGAAGATATTTTGGAAGATTAACAAAGATTCAGCAAAAGCTGGTAACGAAGCAGGATGGTCCGAGAAATTTTATTGTCGCATAGTAATAAATGGAAAAAAATATTACGCTCACCGTATTGCTTGGTTGCTTACTTATGGGTCTTGGCCTGAATATCATATTGATCACATCAATGGTAATAAGAAGGATAATCGTTTAACAAATCTTCGTGATGTTAGTATTACAGAGAACGCACGTAATAAGAAAATATATAAGAATAACACCAGTGGCACTATTGGTGTTAGCTTTGTCAAGAGAAAACAGGGCTACGTAGCTAGTATCATGATCAATAGGAAACAGAAAAACCTCGGTTTATTTAAAAATAAAGAAGAAGCTATTGCAGCAAGAGCAGCAGCAAATATAAAGTATAATTTCCATGAAAATCATGGTAGAAAGGAAACTAAATTTAATGGTTGTTAATTTTGTAACTTCATTTAGTGCTGATGGCTATGGTCGCTATGCAGAGAAGATGCTTCTATCTGTTAAAGAACAGTGGCATCCTGACCTAAAGCTAGTAGCTTACTATCACGACTGCGAAGAAGAACTTGTGTCTTCTTTCCCACAAGCATCTAATATTGAATATCGTAATCTCAATGAAGTAAAAGATATGCTTTCATATCGCGAACGTATGAAGGCTTACGACGGTACAGCTAATGGTCAGGTAGCTTATAACTGGCGTATGGATGCTATCAAGTGGTGTCACAAGGTCTACGCTCTAACTGAATATGCCCTAGAACTAGCTGACAAAGACGCACAGGCTGGTTGGATGTGTTGGATAGATGCAGATACAGTAACGACCAAGCCTCTCACTCTAGAGAAAGTATCAGCACTTCTCCCAGAAAAGGCAGAGCTAGTCCATCTGGGTCGTAAAGATGTAGACTACAGCGAGACTTCCTTCATTGGTTTTAATCTTAATATGGAAGCTCCTATTTATATGATTGCTGATCTCCGTGGTTGTTATGATTGTGGAGAAGTTGTATCATACCGTGAATGGCATGATGGATTTATCTTTGAACGTCTACTAAAGATTTATACGGCTCATGGTATGCGTGTAGAAAATCTAACGCCTGATGTAGCAGGGCTAGAGGCATTTAAAAACTCGCCTCTATCTCAGTACATGACACACTATAAAGGTGCTTTAAAGAATAATTTATCAGAAGATAATGTAGCTCCAGATGTAAAACTTCCACGTTATCGTCAGCTTGCTGATCTTATTCGTACATATGGTAGTGAGACTTTTGTAGAAGTTGGTACATGGAATGGTGGACGTGCTATTGAAATGTCCTTAGCATCCTTTGAGAGTAAAGACAAAGTACATTATATAGGCTTTGATTTATTTGAAGAAGCTACGGAAGAACTAGACAAATATGAGCTAAATAGCAAACCACATAACACAATTGTAGCCGTTAATAATAGGCTGCAACAGTTTGCTGATAAAATGAAGGAGCAAGGAAAAGAGTTTAGTTTTGAGCTTCATAAAGGAGATAGTAAAGAAACACTAGTTAAAGCTAAAGAAAGCATAGCCAAGGCAAACTTTGCATTTATAGATGGCGGTCATTCGGAAGAGACAGTAATTAGTGATTACGAAAATCTAAAGCACTGCGATGTAATAGTCTTTGATGATTATTTTACTAAAGACCAAGAAGGAAATATTCTTGGAGAAGAATATCTAGGGACTAATCGTCTTGTTGATGGTTTTGCAGACACATTAACTGAAGGTCGTTGTATTGTTCTTCCTTCACAAGATAAAGTAAAAGATGGTGGTGTTACTCATCTTGCTCTACTATTAGGCAAGGATGATCTACCACAACCACCTGCTAACTTACTTAAAGTTCCTATCATTATTAAACCTAAAGACTCTATGCCTAAAGAGTATATTATGGATAGCATTAATGAAAATGTTGATCTAATTAAAAAGTGGGGTTTTGTTCAAACGTGTCAACCTAATGGAGAACATGCTATCATTGTCTCCGCTGGACCATCTACTAACTACATCGAACTAAAACATATCATTGAGAAGACTAAAGGTACTGTCTTCTGTGTTAAGCATAGCTATCCTAAACTATTACAAAATAACATTGATCCTTATGCTTGTGTCATTCTTGATCCTCGTTCTATTGACGGCGTATCTACACATGGTATTGTACGTAAAGATTTATTTAATATTATTAATAACAAAACAAAGTTTCTTGTTGCATCTATGACAGATGTAAGTGTTACTAAGTATCTTATGGATAAGACAGACGAAATCTATGGTTGGCATGCATACTCTGAAGCAGTTGCAGCAGCAGCTAATGGTGAAAGCTTTGCTATTGATAAAGATATTAACATTCAAAAAGATACAACCTTTGTAACTGGTGGAACATGTTCAGCCATGAGAGCTATTGGGATGTCTCATATCTTAGGTTTCCGTAACTTTCATCTCTTTGGCTTTGATTGTAATATACCAAATGTTACAGATGAGATGAAAAAAGAAACGACTGAAGATGGTAAACCTAAATATCTAAATGTTGAAACAAATGGAAAACAGTTCTGGACAACAGGAGAATTACTTGCTATGGCACAAGATTGTGAAAAGCTATTTAGTAATCAAGATATTGAAATGAACTTAAATATATATGGTACAGATACTCTTGTATCAGAAGTATTTAAAGACACATATCATGCAGATAAGAAATATTACAAGGAGTTAATTGATCAATGTTAGGAATTGCAGATTCAGTTATTGGTGTAGCCGGTAAGGTACTTGATAAGTTTGTAGAAGATAAAGATCTAAAGACCAAGTTAGAGGCTGAACTTAATCAGCAGCTAGTCTCTCTTGATCTTGCTCAAGCACAGGCTAATATTGAACAGGCGAAGCATCCCTCTATCTTTGTAAGTGGAGCAAGACCAGCTATCATGTGGGTATGTTGCTTTGCTCTATTGTGGCAGTTTATTATTGCTCCTATTACAAGTTGGGGTTTAGCTATTTGGTATCCCGTTATTGTTTTACCTGTACTAGACACACAATCTCTTATGACTTTGCTTCTGTCTCTTTTAGGACTTGGTGGTATGCGTACTGCTGAGAAGTGGAAGGGCGTAGCTAGAAATAGTATGAAATAATTATGCCTCTTAACGAAAAACAAGAGAAGTTTGCACAAGCTTACGTACTATACAGAAATGCTACTGAAGCAGCTAAAGCTGCAGGGTATGCTGGCAGGTCTGCTTATAACCAAGGTAGTAGACTTTTAAAAAGTGATGAAGTAAAAGAAAGGATTGAAGACCTTGAAAAAGAAATGGAGACATCCATTGACTATGTTGCTGAGATTGAAAAACAATATACTTATGCTACCAACAACAATCATACTAATTCTGCGCTTAAAGCACTTGAGCTTCTTAGTAGGTTACGTACTCCTACGGACGAAGATGCGCCTACTACTATTGAGGAAGTGGAAGAAGATATCGTTAAGAGTCTCGAATTGTTGGGCGAAGAAAGAACCATTAAACTTTTCACAAAGTGTTCTTGGTTCGGTGAACAAGAAGAAGAGATGGAGGAATTGTTGGAAGAAGCTAGTGAATTAGAAGAAGAACTGGTATCCTTAAACGAAGAAGGGTCTACAGACGATTTATCTGAAGACCCTTCCTTATGCTAAGTCTTTCCCCTTCTACTCAGCTTTTCTTTCATTAGATACAGGTGGATGTTTTCCGTTGTGCATAGAATATAATCTATCAAAATCTTTTTGTAATCTATCTACATGTGTTAATAATTCAGCTAACTTCATATGATCACGTCTAAGATTTTCTGGACTAGACATATTAGCTAATATACTTATTCTTTGTTCTTGTGTTTCAGTTGCAGTAACTAATTTATCACCACGAGAATCCATTCGTCTTAGACGATGCTCTATATCAGTAAGTTTTTCTTCTATCTGCTTAATCTGCATCTTAGCTATAGCACTAGCACCAGCTACACTAAAAAGTATACCACCAATAGTAATCACCATCCTTATATCAATAGCTCCTTCCATTGACGTTTCCCCTTCTGCTTAACTTAATGTTTAACACCATCTATCATTTTAAATACATGATGCTCCATAATAGATAGCCTCTTGTCTAACTGAGTAGTCGTGTTTAACATTTCTTCTTTTAGCTTCAGTCTTTCTATAGAGTTATTAGGACTTGGAATAATTTGATTATCCATATCCACAAGGATTGACATTTTCTGTTCTAGTGTAGATATTTTAGATTTTAAAGTCATTGACTCTTGAAACAAATAACCTATAATACTTAATAATACAGGAAGCAGACCTATTGCTACAGTTTTTATAGTATCTTTGTGCATAATTATGGTGAATAATTATTTAAATCTACAGAACTATTTTTAATGTATATCATTGAAAAGTCTGCAGAAATTGAGTTATTTGTTCCAGAAGATTCTGCTCTTGCTTCTATGTCAGTTTTTTCGGGTATTAAGATAGGATACCGGATAACAAAATCTGCAGCAGAGCCATCACTAAGAGACTGTTTCATCATAGCTCTAAACACACCGCCTAATTGACGTTGAGCAAATTGAGCAGTGATATATTGGTTATTATTAGTCGTTCCAGTAGAGAAGTTTACATGATCTAAAAATCCAGTGTATCCGGCTGGCACTGTCCACATAGCCATCAGCGTCTGGTTTTCACCTTCAGTAATACGAGCGTATGTAGTCCCGCCATTGGTGATGTTTCAGTCGTCAGTTGGTTCTTGTGAGCCTGATACAAATGCACGAAAAATACGAAGAAAGGTTTGTATTGTAGTAGCTGTACCTGCACCAGCTAGTGTTACTTCTTCACTAACTTCATTGTAGTCTTCGTCTAAACCTTGTATTGTAACCTTAACACCATTATCAGTTGCCGGTGAACCTGCGTCGGTAGTTACCGTCATAACAACAGCAGAACTAGGGTAAGCGTACAGACCACCTACATCCCAAATAGTTTCTTCTGCTCCGTCTACGTCTGGATTAAATCCAAACTTAAAAATTGTTTTGTGATTTTCTATCTGACCACGAGCAACTTGTAGTTCAAAAGGTTCATTTTTACCAAAACGTGTAATTGAGGAAGGTATTGCCATTTTATTTATAACTCCAAATAGTAGGTCTAGGTGATGTATCTGAGTTTATTATATTATCTATATGAATAAATCTTTTGTTATGTGGACCACGTTGTGCTACACCAATCCCTGTAAAGCCGTGTAGCATAGCCATCCTAATTAAATCATAAGCTAGATTGCCTGACACAGCTACATCTACAGCCTGACCTAAGATGTGTGCTGAATTAGGTGATCCACCTATAACCGTATTATATGCTACATCTCTATACCCAGAGGTGATCGTCATAGGTCTTCCATAGTCTTCACGAAGACGGTGTAATTGTGCCATGAACTCTTCGTTCATAAAACACTCGCCTGTGCCTTTACAGCTTAGTTCTTCTTTAGTAAAGTATTTCCAATTATCTGACATTTATTCCTCTATTTTTATATCTGGAAGTTCTTTAGATAAATCTCTTCCTAAATAAAATAGTTCTATCTCTCTAAAATAATCTCTTAGTTCGACAAGATCATTTGAATATGTTTTACCTGTTTTAAGAATAAGATCATTATTAATATCAGCCCAAAATTTATTATTAGTTGAGAGAACAATAGGAACAGACTTATTATTAAGAAATGATCTAAAGTCTTTAGTGGAAGGAGCTACACCTCTTAAACTTTTAGATTTAAGAATTTTATATAATTCTTGTCTTGGAATTATATCTTCCATATTAGAAAGAAGTTTTGATAATCCTTTTTGCCCCTCAAATTGAGAGTCTAGTTGATCAGCATACTCCCTAATAATTGATTTTGCATCAAATTGACCAGAAGGATCAATAAGAGCATTAGTTAAATCTTTACTAAACTCATTCCAATTAGCTTGATTATTTCTTTTTAAATTATTTAAAGCAAAACCAATAGCTTTACGAGGATCAATAGATTCTTCTTTTAAACCGGGGTATAGTAAAGCATTCTTTGCAAGGACATCTGCAAAGTCTTCTCCTCTTTCAACAACTTCTCCAAACCTACGTGGTTCAAAGAATGTTTCTGCATCATAACCTGCTGAACCAAATTTTTCAAAAGCACCTGCATCTATTGCCATATCTCTAACAATTTTTACATAACCCGGTTCTAATGCTTTTACTACTCCTCCTAATTGAGACACATCTCCTCCAGAAGTAACAAAGTTTTTTATACTTTCAGCAGCATCAAAAACTAAAGTTTTACTAATGTAAGGTTCTAATAATCTAGTTCCTGATTCTAATAACTGACTATCTAAATCCTTAGAGACATCTTCTCCACGAGAAGCTTTTAAAATCATAGGAGTTATTGCTCCTAGAAAGTTAGAATCAGGATGTATGTAACTCAAATCAATGAACTTAGGCATACCACTAGCAGTTTTACCTGTAATTAAAAGAGCATTGTCTTTCTTATATTCTGGTAAAAATGCTTTTCTAATTGAATCTAATTTTTCACCTAATCCTGAATATTCATTAGCAGCATAAGCAGCAGCATACATTGATCCCTGAGCAGCATACCAATTGGCTAGTCTAGCTGCCCCTTGTTTTTGTAAAGTTTTATTACCTAATTCAAAACCCTCACGTAATTCGTCTGTTCCTAGTTTTAAAATATTGTAAGTATTACGAAGACGCTCTGCAGGGTAAGCAACGAAAGAACCTACAACAGGAACAGTTCTTAATTTCTCAAAGATAGGAGAGATACGTCCGTATAAAGGAGTTATATTAGCTGTATTTTTTGCAGCTACTTCTTTAATGTAGTCAGCCTTAGTAACTACTGAAGGATCAATCTGATATTCTTCAGCAAATCTAGCTAGTTTACTCTGCTGTTGATCAGGAGTAAGATTATCAAATACTTTATTTGCTACTCTTTTTTCATTTAGATAAGCAGAAAATTTTCCAAGATCGTCAGTAGCTTGATAAACTTTTCGTGCAGCCTTACCAGTTTTTCCTAAATATAAAGCACTTTGCCAAGCATTAGGTGAGTCAGCACTACTAGTAATATCTCCAAAACGACGAAGAACTTGATTTAGATCAATATTAGAACCTTTAAGTCCTAAGTCTTCAAACTCTTTCCAATTAGCAGCACGTTGTTCTTTTGGTAAAAATTTCCAAGTTTTAACAGCTTCAAAAATACCACGAGGATTACCACTTGCCCATACGTAACCAGCAGCACCTATAGCATTTCTAACATGAGCTATTGGTGAATATACAGTCTTACCTGCTTTAGCAAAGTTCTGACCGGCTAATACATTTCTATAACCACTTGCTAATAAAGGAGCAGATTCTTGTAACTTACCAGCTAAAAAAGGAGCATCTTCAAAAAGTTCTTTTAATTGACTAGCATATTGTTTTTCTACCCATGCATTCTTTAGTGAGTCATCTATATATTGTTCTGGTAAATTAAAAGGAGAATCTTTAGAACCAGTTAATCTAGTAACGTCTGATCCAAGCTCTTTTGTTGCAGTAGCTTGGTCTTTAAAAATACCACCTAATCTTAAACGTGCAGCATCTCCTATTATATCTCCAGCTAAAGATGTCTTAGAAGCTGTATCTACAATACCATTTACAGTTTCTGCAATACGTAAGGCTGGTTTATTGTTATAACCAATTAAAGTTTTAACAACTTCTGGAACTTGCTGTCTAGATTTAAATGGACCAGTTTCTTTTCTTTTTAAAACAGAAGGTGTATATAATTTTTTAGCTTCTTGTTTTATAATTTTATTAACTTGATCATCAGGTAAAATAATATCCCAGTTACCTGTTAGCTCATTTTTAGACATAAACTTCTGAGCTACACCTAAGTATGCAGGATTTATAGATTCTTTTCCTGCTTTTTGTCCTATAGCGATAGCTTCTTTCATTGTACTACCTGCATTTAAAGCATCTTGTGCTGCTCTATCTGCTACATCAGAAGATGTACGTACATTCTGTATAATATCATCTTTATAATCATTCAGTATATTATCATTTTCTTTAAGAAATTTATTGAATGGTTTTCTTCTAGTTGCTACATATGCTTCTGAAACATTACGAATATAGTTAGCATTATCTTTTTCAAACACTCCTCTAGTTTTATCAGATAATAAAGATTCTTTACCTAAATCATAAGCTTCTTTTTTTACAGCATAAAATTTATCAACTAATTCTATAAGTTCAGGACTTCTAGCAGCTACTTCAGCCCTCGCTTCTGGTTTATTTTCTAATAAATCATTAAGAATTTTAGTCTTACCTTGTTCAGGTAAATCACTAAATACACGATTAGATAAACTAGAAAATTGTTCTCCTAATTCTTGTGCTTGTTCTTTAACAGAAGATACTTTTCCGATACGTCTTTCAGATAGTCTACGAGTAACATCCGATATACCAGCAGTAGGTAAGAAATATTTTTTAATAAGTGTAGCACCAGCTTCTGAATTAGGAATAGAATTAAACGCTTTCTTACCACTATATACAAGAGAACTACCAGCTACATTACCTAACATACCTGCAACAGGTGAAATTGTTCCTTCTAATAGACCTTGTAAAGCAATAGATGATACATCATAATCACCTTCTTTACGAAGACCTACTTCTTGTTCAATGTCTTGTTTTACCTTTGCTTGTGCTGCTCCACCTGCTCCAGCTACAGTTCCTTCAACTGCTAAACTTTTTAGAACAGGTTTACTTATAGCTGCTCTAGCTTTAGCATTTAACAGTTGTTTAAAACCAGCCTTTGCAGCTTCTTTAGCACCTAAAATAGCTGCACCACCTGATCCTAATGTGAAAGCTCCAGCAATAGCAGAAAGCAAATTAGTAGGATCAGTAATCCCTGCAAGTAAATAATCAGCAACAGCTTTACCAGAAGAAGCTCCTCCCTTATCAAAAATAGAAGGAAGCTTTTCTGCTTCTTGTAAAGAATAAGCAAACATATCTTTAGTATTTTGATCCATACCTTTAACGTCCTGTAGCTGACCTACAGTTGAAAAGATATTTACATCTCCATACCTTTTTTTAGTAAGAAAAGTATTAAGAATAACTTCTGGATCATATTCTAAATTTTCTTCTCCTAATCCCTGAAGGGAATAGTACATAGAATCAATTAAATCTTTATTTTGTAAAGCTTGATCAAATGTTAATTTAGGTTCTGACATTAATTTACTCTTACTAACCAGTTATAGTTAATTTTTTAACTTTAGCAGCCGTTGTTGCAGGAGATCCTGCACCTGTCGTACTTTCTGTACCAGTTCGTGACTTAGCCACGGGCAGTCCTAGTTTAACTCTTGCAGCATATTTTATATCAGGATCAATTTGTGTATTAGATGCTAACTTTAGTAATGTCTCTTCATTTACTATATCCTGTATAATTTTAATAGCTTCTACTTTATTTTTAGCTATAATGCTTAAATCTTTAGCAGTTAATTTTGATTTTGTTAAAGAAGTAAATATAGCTTGTTCTAGCTTCTTCTTCTTTTCTTCTTGTTCAGCACCTAGCTTACCTACTTGAAGAGAAGTTTCTTCTGCTTTTTCTTGTAGAGCTTCTCTATCTTTTCTTAGCTCTTTAGCACCAGCTAAAGCTTGTGGAGCAACTTCTGAAGCTAACTGACCAAGACCAGCACCGGGAGTTCCTGCAGCTATACCACTAAGAAGACTTGCTAAATATTCGTATTTATCTGATGGATCATCCATTTTATCAAGGATACGTTTTTCTCTCTTTCCTAAAATCTCTGTTGCTTTTGCAAAATATTCATCTGATTTAGGAGTTTCTCTTAAAGAAGCTAACGAAGCAAAGGGAGGTTCAACTGCTTCAGGTTTAGAATCATCAGATGTTCCTATAGCAGGAGAAGGAGTAATAAGAGGAGGACTAGAACTATTATCACTACTATCCACATCGTCTGGATTGACCGCTGGAACACTAAGTTTACTAAGAGGTTTCTTTATAGGAGAAGGAGTTACGCTGCTCTTTCTTTCTTGTAATAGTTTAGAAGCTTCAGCCCGTTGACTACCGGGTACTCTAAAATTATTAGCTATCTTTTCTAACTCTTCTACAGACAAGTCAACTAAACTACCTGCCTGACGCTTAACTACAATAGAACCTAGACCACTGTTCTGATCTACTTGTCCTCCTTGCATACGTCTTACTAGACCACCTTTTGCCTTACCAAAACCACCAAAGGCACTAGCAACACCTAGACCTAACCCACCTATACCTGCTGCTTGTTGAAGATAACTAGGCGCAGGAGTAGTTGTTTGTGTATTAGTATAAGTAGTAGGTGCAAGAGGAAAACCACGAATAACAGACTGATACTGTTGCAGTGTCTGTTCTGGGAACAATTGTTCTTCTTGAAACTGTTGTTTAGTTATATCTAATGCTCTTTGTCCCTGAGCTTGTTTTTGTGCACCAATAGCTTCCATTGATGTAAGTTCTTTTAGAGCTTGTTGTGGAGCTACGCTACCAAGGTTCATCAGTTGTCCAGAAGCAGCTAACTCTCTACCACTCTGTTGAGCTAATCGTGTCTGAGCATCCTCAAATGCTGCAGCTTGTCCACGAGCCTGTATATCACCAAGTAGTTGTTGAGTATTACGGTTCTGTTCAGCCTCTAGGATAGCCATACGTGAGCCACCATAGCCACCAGCACTTACTGCTTGTGCACCTAGCTGCTGTTTCGCTACATCTGCTTGACGAAGTGCCTCACGCTGCTGTATATCAACTACATTCTGAGTATAGGGAGACATAGCTGCTTGTACTGCTTCAGATGTAGGAGCAACTGCAGAAGACTTAGCTAATGCAGTAGAAGGATCAAAATACTCCTGTCCCTTACCTACAAGACCTTGTATACCTGTAAAAGATTGTTCTTGTTCAGGAGTAAACTCAGCAATTTGTGGACCTTGAAAAGGAACATATCCTTCAGTCTCTCTTTGCTCTTGAATAGCTTGTGCTTTACCCAACACATCTTTAATAAAAGGACGTAATTCAGTAGGAAATTCAGATGTTTGGGTAGTACTACTAGGAGCAGCAGGAGGAGGAGGTGGACTACCACCCATAAACTGAATAAGACCAGTATTGGGATTGATTGTACCTGAACCACCCATATCACGTAGAACAACCATCTCTTCTTTATTGACATGAGCAAGCTCAGTATCTCCTTCAATACCTTTACCTGCTAAGTCTTCATATAAAGCATTATAGAGACAGATTTTTTCTGTAACTGAAAGTTCAGCAATAATATGTTTAGTTTCAATCATAGTCTCAATCATTGTATTCTACTTCCTTTGTAACAACAGTGTTGTATTTTTTAAACCCTATTTTTTTTATCATTTTAAGCCAACCATCTCTGGCATAGCCTTCTATTCGTTTGCAGTTATTTTCTCTTGCATATTGTAAAAGAGGAGAATCTTTCTCCCAAGACTTAAAAAACCATTTATGTATTGTATGTGGTTTAGCCCCTATTAAAGGTAAAGCTAGTACTTTATATTGAGGATGGTAAACTATTTGTGTTATCATTACACCTATTATTCCATCTTCTTTATTAACAGCTACCCACAGTATTGTTTGCTCATTTATTAAACTAGTGTAAACATCTTGTAAGTTTTGTTCACCCAATGTTCTATCTAATGGTTTCTGAATTAAATCTTTAACATACGGCCAAGTTACTTCTATTGCATTACTATTGATTTTTATTAATTCCATTAAGCTACTAAGTTTGCTAGTCCTCTTTCATCAAAGCCATTAATTTGTTTGTCAGAACCGTGTGCTTGTTCTCTTACATCTTCCATAAATTGATCTAGTTTAGCTGCACCTGCGTTAGAAGAACCATCTCCAATATAAGAAACAACATCTGCTGCAAGAACATATTCATCTGGTGATAGCATTGCCATATCTACTTCTCCACCATCTACCTTAAAGGGTACTTCGTCTGACTGACCATCACCCTTACCCACTACTTGTCCCTCAAAGTATCTTTGATCCTGTGAGGGCATTCCACCCTCATTATAACCTAAAAGACCGCC